GTTATATTTTGATGATCCACATCCTCACAAACAACACAGCTTCCGTAAAATATATCCACAGTTGGATGTATCTTAGCATAAGTTAAATAAGTTAGCAGTCCTGTAGGATAAAGCCTATCATCAGTATTCAAATTAAGGACGTAGGGAGTTTTTGCTCTTTTTATAGCTTCATTCCAAGCTTGATAAACATTAATTCTTTGGTCAGACTCAATAATGATTTTATTGATCCCTTTCCTAAACTGAACATCTTTAATCGTTTGTAGAGATCCATCTGTTGAGTTAGCATCTACGAAAATAATATCAAACTCTGCTAAAATTTGATTGTTAATATTTTGTAAGTAACCATCTATCCACTTCTCTGAATTATAAGTGGAGCATAGTATTGTTACAGATCCAGTACTTTTTTCCATCGTTCTAATACCTCCTTTTCCCCTAAAATCTCTTGTCCGTTGCTAGGTCCATCAAAAGGGATTCCAGAGAGTTTACATTCAGCCTCTACAAGCCCATAAGTTTCACTAAGGGATGAGTGATACACCTTACTAATCTGCGAGTACATGGCTTCTGAATTGTCCTCATGACCTTCTAAAGTAACCTTTGCCTTCACACTTAAAGCGGGACGGACAAAGTTTTCATAATACAGTCTATCGTTATTTTCTCCAAAAAGCTTAACTTTGGAGAAACCATCTTTAACAGCCCTGTAAATAGATTCGTGAGTCTGTTTATTTTTATCAATACTCCCAACTACCCCTGCTACCCCATTATTTGGATTTATCCAATTTACCTTTTTAACGAGAGGAGGAATAATAGCAAAAGGATGATTTACTCCATGCCAAGACCGTTGAGAATTACTCACATATACTACAAAATCGTACTGCGATAAAGATACCTCTTTAAGTGGAAAAATATCTTTCTCATGGCAATACAGAATATGCTTCTTAACTCTAACCTCATTGGGAACCTTGATAAAATGACTGATCAAAATATCATCAGGACCAAGCAGACACTTATCTAAAGAATCAGCTTTACATTTATCCATATGCCACTTATGAGGACCGTAAAAAGTACAATCATACCCATTGTCATTCAACAAATTTGCTAAACCAATGTGAGCTATGGTTCCTCCTCCAGGGTTAGACCAACCACTAATTAGCTTGATTTTGGACATTTTACTTTTGTAGGAGTTTTTTATATAATTTAAGACGTTCTCCAACGAGCTTATTCATATCAAAATTTTCGTCGGTAAGTTGACGTAAATTATTCCCCATACGCTCTCTTAGTTTTTTATCTTTTGCCACTTTAGATAAAACTCTAGTCCACTCACTAACTCCTTTTGTGGGATCAATTAAATATCCTGTCTCTCCGTTAACAATCCATTCATCATAAGATCCAACATTAGAAGCAATCAAGGGAACATTATACCTTCCACACTCAGCTACCTTAATTTCAGACTTAGAATCATTGAAATCATTAGGTTCCAATGGAGCTAGTGCTATATCCATATTAGAATAGAACTGTCCATACCTATCAGGTCCAAGCGCATAATGAATACCCCAATTAGCGGAACCTTTAAACCCTCTTAATAAGATATCTTTATATTTCTTCCATACATCCCACTGCCAATCATCTTTGGGAGTATTTGGGGGTGGATGCCCGTAAAAGTCCCATCTACAATTCTCTCTGCCCACTCTCCCATTAACCATCTGAGGAACCCCAGCAAAGTATTTTACATCTTGCTCATGATGAATTCCTCCTGCCCATCCAAACCTACAATAATTCTTTTTAGGGGGAGCAATCTTGGGCATATTCCAACATGGTAAATTGTAATCAATTGAGTTCTTTACAATAGCCAAAGTATGTCTACAATAAGGCATTACCCTCTCAGCAAACTTTTTCTGTGTTACTGTAACTAAATCTGAATGTGAATAGATAAACTTTGTTATCTCGGATAATCCTTTTTCTTTATAAACTCCGTATAGTCTGTGACCCTCGTATAAATCTGTTAAAAGATCATCAGTATCGTAATGAATAAACTTCCCAAACTCTTTTCCCTTACCAACAATCCTAGCTGTATAATTCCCTCCGAAATTAGCAAGATTATTTAAAACAATAATATCTGCCCATTTCATGTCGGCAAAATCCCAATCAGGAATCCACTTCCCCGTTTTTTCATCTATTCCTAGAGGATTTTTATTCCAGCGAATTTCTACCTCATCTCCGTATAATTCCTCTATCTTTTTATAGGGGGCTATTACTCTATAGTAAGCACAACCTCCCTCATTAGCAGGACACGCTAGTATTTTTAGTTTATCACTCATAGGTATAAAAAATAAGGAGGTCCCCGAAGGAACCCCCTTATTATAGTTTAGAAAAGCCCGATACTACTCTAGTTTTTAGGCTTCTTCTTCTTCTTCCGCGTCAAAAACATCCTCTGTTTCAGGAGAGGAGTGAGTCATACCTAGAGCAGCCGTAACACCAGCGACGACCCCACCAACATCTACGTTCTTATCCGTAGGAACAAGAGCTTTGAAAGCTTTAACATAGTGCTTGCGCTTACGCTTGGAACCCAGAGCAAGTAGAGCTTCCCACCCAGCTAGAGCAGGGATAAAAGTTTTACCAATATGCATCGCTGCATCAAAGGCAGTACCAATAGCAGTATCGCTCATTTCACCCATGAGGGGAATATGCTGGGCGTCTTCACTCACAAGAGCTTCTTTAGGAACTACAACCACATCCATACCTTCGGGGACTAGTTCCCTAACAGACTCTGGAAGTTGATCCACGGGAACCGTAGCAAACTCTTCACCTTCAACTACATTATCAAGAGTGGTGACAACCATTTGCTCATCACCAAAAAACTCGCTAACAGCCGCACAAGAAAGTAAGCCGAACGCGAGAAAACCTGCAATAAAAAACTTCTTCATAATTTCTCCTTAACTTTGAAGTTTAGTGAGGTAATCATTATCGGAAGTCTCTTCAGAGGTTCCCGCATTTGAAGTACCTTTAATCGGAGTCCCCATCAGAAACTCCGCACTCTGCTTAACAGTATCATAGTCCTCCAGCTTAACTAGATCATGAACTTCATGCAAACTTTCCATAATACTAGCAATCTCTTGGTTAGTTCCAAGACGGGAAGACTTGGGACGAGGCTGAGACTGATCGTACTTCGGCCATTGTCCTTCCATCTCTTTCACGATCTTAAAATCGTGACCACTTTCAGGTTCAGTAATATCTCCAAAATCAGGATCGAGCATAGCTCCAATAATCTTTTTGAAAAGAATCACACCCACCGAAAGAATTTTCACATCTCCACTCTCCCTATCAAGAATATTCATGTAATAGCGAGCACGAGGTTTAATCTGACGAGCAAGATCCTCGTCTTCTTTACGTCCAGTCTTCCACAAACCGTAATAAAGATCACAGAGAGGACAGGGCTCCCCGTGAATCTTTCTACAGTGGACGTTCTTCACATTCCCCTCTCCTTGGGGAATTCTATGAATTTTAGTTTCCGCATAGAATTCCCTTTCTTCATCTTTCCAAGGGAGGACGCGAACTGCATTCGTCCCTTCAGGAATTTGATAGAACTTTTTCAAAAAATCTGCGTTAGATTGTGTTGCAGTTGCGGGATTCGAAAGTTGCTCATGCTTAAGACGCAGAGCTTCAAGATCAATAGCCATAGTAGTAGTCTCCAGTTAAAATGTTAGTGTTTTTAGTTCACTTATATAGTTTAGTTTCTTCTCGTTTGTTCGCAGAAACTTGGATAATCATATCCTTCTTATGCTCAAGAGCCCGTACCAGCCCTTTGAGAAGTTCGTATTTAAAAGAGGCTTCATCTGCACTATTCTGTAGTGCAGAATAAGTATTGTCACTAAAGACAATATCATCAAGGTCTTTAGCCGTCAGCTTAACACTAGAAGAAGCCTTTGTAGTTTTTCGAAGGTCAGAAGCAAAGTGCGTGATGTTCAGATTGCACTCATTCATCTTCTTTTTAGCCATACTCATCAGCCCGTGATAATAAGAGTAAACCGATGCCTGGCGCATCATCTCATTATCAATCTCATACTCATTGTAATCCATCAGAGCATCGCTGATATCTTTATAGTTATCCCAAGTAAAATCCTCTAGGGATTCAATCAAAGTATTCATAGTAATAAAAAGTTAGGGTTTAATAACCCCCCGCTCCACCAGTGGAAGGAGAAGAGGGGGAAGAGGGCGTAGGAGAAGTTCCAGTTTGTGTATAAGATCCGCCTCCCTTTGAAATATTATAGCCAGGAGTTGTGTATTTTTGAGGATTTTCTTGTAATTTTGTGGAAGTAATAGTAGTGGATGCGGCAGCAGTATTATACACTGTGGCTGGGAATCTATGCTCATAAATTTCTTTTGATAAAATAGATAAAGCTCCAGTGCTGGGATCAAGATACACATAATCTCCACTCTTCCCGCTCTGTACTATATTGCTAGCATTACTCTCTCCCATATAAAGTAAACCAAAAGCCTGATTTATTTGCCAATAATAAATATTTTGAAAATAATTAGTAGGAGCATGTAAATTTAAAGATCCAAATTCGTAAGAATTATTTTTTAGATTCCAAACAGATATTCTAGTTAGTAATTTACTTGCCATTTAATATAATCTCAAAAAGTTCTTTGTTCAAATTCATTAAAAGAAGAAGACCTCTAGTGGCCCGCGTAGTTAATTCTTCATTTGTCTGTTCTGACACAAGACCTGTCATTTCTTCTCCTCCTAATCCAGTTAGCTCGAATGCTATATGCATTAGTTCATGCAATAAGGTTTCTCGGGCTAACTGGTCATCCATCTCCTTTTCAAGAGACAATTTACCTAAATCAAAGTCCGTTAAACCGTAGCACTTCTGCTCTCCCTCTTTCAATCCTTTAACTAGTTGTAAACTATAAGTTTTATAACCAGCATCAATAGTATTTAGGTCACTTCCCGAAATCTTCTGAATAAAGGATACCTTTTTCTCAGTCATTACTAAAAATCCTTTCTCCCTCTTGCATTCTAAGAACTGAGTAATCTACTTCCATAGGAACAATAAATCTTGGCCTTCCATTTCTGGATTTAATAACGTAACCTCGCATCTGCCCGTTATCAAACTCTTCCTCAGACTGGTTCAAGGACAGAGCAAAATCACAGGTTCTAATCTTACCGTAAGAATCTCCTAATTCAGCATCGGTAATAACCTTTACTAGTCTTCCCTGCCTATTAGTTTGGGTAGCAGTCCAAACTAGGAAATTATTTTCCATCCCTAATCCTCTAAGCTCTTCGGAAATTCTTTGCTGGGCTTGATACTCTTGCTGAATGTCTCTAGTCGGTCGCAGTAGCTCCAAGTAATCCACAATCAGAAGATCAGGTTCAAAATCTTCATAGTTCTTTAACTGTACCAGAAGACTACGAATAGTATTGATAGAAGCTTGTCCCGTAGGGAACTCTTTAATAATCAATCGGCTTCCGGGGAATTGATTTTGGAAAATACTTAGTCTTTCTTTAACAGATAGCTGCGTAGATACATCCTTAAGCTTACCTTGAGGAATCAGGGTCATAATGGAATCAAACCGTTGAGCAATTTTATCCTCGCTCATTTCCATAGAAACATAAAGAACCTTCCTGCCTTCCATCATGGAATGGACTCCTTGATTAACAAGAAACAAAGACTTACCTACGCCAGGAGGAGCTACAACCATAGCTAATTCCTTAGCACTCAAGCCTCCTTCAAGGGAAGTATTAATCGCAGGAAGAAACGTCTTATATTTATTCTCATGCTTTTTATTAAACATTCTATCCCATCGTTGGGATAAATCTGTAAAATAATCTTGACCTATATCTACATCCCTATTAACTAGGAGTGCTTTTTTAACAAGAGCTTCTACTTCCTCTACTCTATCTTCCCTGATAAGGGATATACTT